AAGGAAACGGACAAGAAAGCGAGTTATAATTGGCTACATTACAGGACATACTATCAGGGAACTTCCCTGCTGCACAAAGATATGCAGAAGGTTATGCCCAAATGCCATCTTACTTGCAAGACCCATACTTAGGACTATCTACTAGCCAAGTAGGGAATGTAACAAAAGGTTTACTAAGCAAGACACAGTTTGAGAAAGCTCAAGAAATAGCATCTAAAAACGCAGAAACGCTATTAGGACTACCTAAAGGCAATACTGCTATGGAAAGAGCTAAGGCTATGGGATATAACTTAAATAACCCTGTATATCATGGAACAGGTGCAGATATAAAAGCATTTGACCCATTACTAGCAGATACAAGACGTAAAACAGGAACACCTACAGGCTCTATAGTGGTAACAAATAATCCAGAAGTAGCAAACACTTATGCTAACCAAAGAAATACGTTACTCAATGATGCTTTTTCAGCTAAACAATTAGATTATTCTGAAGGTGGTAATGTAATTCCAATGTATCTTAAAGAAAATAAAGGTATTACATTTAATCCAAGGCAAACAATGCCATCATACGAACATTATGGAGTGTTTGGTGATAAAAATTACAAGCCATATTGGAATGATTTATATGACCCAAGGTTTCCTGAACAACAAACAACAAATGAATTTGCAGAATTAGCATTAGCAAAAAACAAAGATACAGCAACAATTAAAAACATATTAGATAATGCTACACCATCTACAGCAAAGGGTAATACTACATTTGTGTTTAAACCTGAACTATTAAGGTCACAATTTGCAGCATTTGACCCAGCAAGAGCAAAGGAAAATGATATATTAGCAGCCACTATGGCATTTCCTATTAGTGGACTATTAGAACAACCCAAAGACAAGAAGAAAAAGAAATAACAATAGAGGGCAACCAACCTATAAGGAGTTGCATAACAATGGATAACGAAGAACGCAAAAAACTAGCAGCAGAACGTAGCTCTGAAGTAAATAAGGGCAACACTCATTCTAGTAAAATCAATAGGTTAGCAGCAGATACACTTAGACGTGTATTAGTGCAAGAAGAAGCTATTAGATTACGTAATGTAACAGAAGCATTAGTAGCTAAAGCAGAGAGTGGTGATGTATCAGCTATCAAAGAAGTCTTTGACAGAATGGATGGCAAATCAGTAGCAACTACAGAAATTACAGGATTAGATGGTTCTAACTTACCTATAAGCATTGCAATAGATTTTGTAAAGCCTAAAGATGAAGGTTAATGCAACATTTCCTGATAGATTAAACTTCTTATTTGAGCCACATAGATACAAAGTAGCTTATGGCGGTAGAGGTTCAGGGAAAAGCTGGTCTTTTGCTAGAGCATTGCTTATAAAAGCAGCTAATGAGCCAACACGTGTTTTATGTGCTAGAGAAATACAACGTAGTATTCGTCAGTCTGTGCATCAATTATTAACAGACCAAATACAAGCATTAGGTCTAGGAGCTTTCTATGAAGTTCTAGAAGCAGAGATACGTGGTCTTAACGGTAGTTTATTTGTATTTACAGGTTTAGCAAACAATACGGTTGAGTCAATAAAATCATACGAAGGTGTGGATTGCGTATGGATAGAGGAAGCCCAGACTGTTAGTAAGAAGTCATGGGATATATTGATTCCTACAATACGTAAACCTAATTCAGAGATATGGGTATCATTCAACCCTAATATAGATACAGACGATACATATATAAGATTCGTGGTAGAACCACCAGAGAACGCTAAGGTTGTTAAAGTAAACTATACTGACAATCCTTGGTTCCCTGAAGTCCTAGAGATAGAACGTCTACATAGCGAGAAGACTAACCCTGACTATGCAAACATCTGGGAAGGTGATTGTAAAGCTGCTGTAGATGGTGCTATATACTCTAACGAGATACGTGAAGCACAAGAAGCTGGTCGTATCACAACTGTACCTTATGACCCTATGATGAAAGTTCATGTAGTAATGGACTTAGGTTGGAATGACAGCATGTCAGTTATCCTATGCCAAAAAGGTATATCAGATTTAAGAGTCATTGGTTACATAGAAGATGACCACAGAACATTAGATAGCTATTCTGCACAACTAAAGAACTTATCCTATAACTGGGGTACAATGTTCTTACCACATGACGGACAGTCTAAAGACTTTAAGCATGGTATATCAGCAGAAGAGATTATGAAGAAGTTAGGATGGGATATACGTATCGTGCCTAAAGCAGACATAGAGTCTGGTATTAAGTTAGCACGTATGAACTTCCACCGTATATACTTTGATAAGTCAGCACAAAGACTTGTTGAATGTTTAAAGAATTATCGCAGAAGTATAAACTCTGCAACCAACGAACCTGGTGCGCCATTGCATGATGAATACAGCCATGGAGCAGACGCATTCAGATACTTATGTACCTCTATAGAGGCTATGAAGAACGAATCATGGTCTAAAGAGAAGATACAATATAATACTAAAGGGATTGTTTAATGGCAAAGTTACAAGACATGGAAATCATAGCTCAAGTAGAACTTGAAGAGAGTATGGCTTATGGTGTCAATGACTCTTCACTATCTAATGATAGAGCAGATGCAATTGATTATTACCTAGGTCAACCATTTGGTAACGAAGAAGAAGGTCGTTCACAAGTAATTAGCTATGACGTACAAGATACGATTGAAGCTGCATTACCACAACTCTTAAAAGTCTTTGTAGCTGGTGATAAGGTTGTTCAGTTTGACCCTAAAGGTCCTGAAGACCAAGACGCAGCAGAGCAAGAAACAGATTACATTAACCATGTCGTTATGGAAAAGAACGAAGGGTTTAAGACATTCTATGTATGGTTTAAAGACGCACTACTCTCTAAGAATGGCTATGTAAAAGTTTATTCTGAAGATGAAGAAGAAGTAGAGGAATACGATTACAAAGGTTTAACTGACGCACAACTACAGATGTTGGCTTCAGATGAGAATACAGAAGTGTTAGAGCATACTGGCTATCCTGACCCAACTGTCAACATGGATGTTATTTATCAGCAAGCTATGATGAATGGTGTAGACCCTGCTACTATTATGCAACCTATGTTACATGATGTTAAGCTCAAGGTTACAGAAAAGAAGACAGAGATTAAGATTGAGAACGTAGCACCTGAAAGCATTATGGTGTCTGTAGAAGTTACTGGTCCTAATCTAAAAGATGCACGCTTTGTTCAACATAGAGAAGTGATGCAGTTAGCTGACATTGCAAAGGCATTTAATAAGCCACTAGAATACATCAAGTCTATTATGTCAGACCTTCGTGATACGTTTGAAGAAGAGTCTAATGCACGTGATATCTATGATGAAGAATACGATAGAGCTATTGAGTCAGGTGAAGCATTAGTTAAAGACACTTATATTAAAATAGATGGTGAACGTCATAGAGTAGTTATCTTAGGCAACACAGTTCTTTATAAAGAAAAGACTGAGGTTGTTCCTTTTGCATGTATCACTCCAATGATAATGCCACATAGACATATTGGTCGTTCTTATGCTGACTTGACTATGGACATTCAGTTAATTAAGTCTACCCTTATTCGTGGTCAGTTAGATAATATGTATCTAGCTAACAATGGTCGTTATGCTATCTCAGATAGAGTAAACCTAGACGATATGCTTACATCACGTCCAGGTGGTATTGTTCGTGTAGAAGGTGACCCAGGCTCAGGCATTATGCCTTTATCACATCCACCACTACCAGCATCATCATTCGGTATGGTTGAATACATGGACTCTATGAAAGAAAAGAGAACAGGTGTTACAGCTTACAATCAAGGCTTAGATGCTAACAGTCTAAACAAGACAGCTACCGGTGTAGCACAGATTATGAATGCGTCTCAACAACGTATTGAGTTAGTAGCTAGAACATTTGCAGAAACAGGTGTTAAAGAACTATTTAAACTTGTTCACAGACTTGTGAGAACTACGCTTACTAAACCTGACATTGTTCGTATGCGTAACAAGTGGGTAGAAGTAGACCCTAGAGAATGGGAAGACCGTAATGATTTATCTATCTCTGTAGGATTAGGTGCAGGTAATAAAGACCAACAGTTAGCACATCTCATGTCTATCTTGAATATGCAAAAAGAAGCTATCCAAATAGGTCTTACATCACCAGAAAAGATATACAACGCACTAGCTAAACTTACACAGAACGCAGGCTTTAAGAACCCTGAAGAGTTCTGGACTAACCCATCTACTACACCTGAACAAGAAGGTCAGCAAGACAAACCATCTGAAGCAGAGATTATGGTGCAAGGTCAGTTACAGATTGAGCGTGAGAAAGCACAAGCACAGTTACAACAAGAGCAAGTACGTTCACAGAATGATGTTATAATTGAACGTGAAAAGATAGCAGCACAAGCTGAGTTAGAAAGATTCAAGGCTCAACTTAAAGCAGAGACAGATTTAGCTATCGCACAAATCAAAGCTCAACAAGGAATGATATATGGCGGATAAGTCACTAGAAGAAGTTAAACGTGGTGAACAAGCAACACAGATATTAGATAACCCTCTATACAAAGAAGCTATGGATAAGGTACGTGAAAGTCTTATTTCTAGTATGGCTAACAGTCCACTAGGTGATGAGAAGACCCACAACAAATTAGTTATCGCACTACAATTACTAAACCAAATTAACAAGCAACTTACTGACGTGATGACCACAGGTAAGTTAGCAGCTATCCAAACGGATAAGCCAAGATTTAAAGTATTTGGGTAAGGACAAACCCACTTAAAGCCTATTTCGGTAGGCTTTTTTATTGTCTAATTTCAAGGAAACAAAACTATGAGTGACCAAGTCGCAGAACAGTCACCACAAAGCCGATTAGAGGCTATGCTAGGTGATAGTGTTGAGTCAGATGTTAAACCACCTGAACTTCAAGACGAAGAAGAACAAGCACCACTAGAAGCTGATGCTGAGGATACTGAAGAAGTAGAATCAGAAGAAGCAACAGAAGACCCAGATGACCAAGCTGAGGAAGAAGAACAGTCGGAAGATGAAGTTCCTGCTCTCCTTAAACTTAAAGTCAATGGTGAAGATGTTGAGAAGCCACTAGACGAAGTCGTAGCATTAGCACAACAAGGCTTAGACTACACGCAAAAGACACAACAAGTCGCAGAACAACGTAAAGAGCTAGAAGTATATGCTGAGAGTATAAAAGCTCAAGAGCAAGCCTTTCACGAACAGATGCAACTTAACAATGTGTTAATTGAAGAGGTAGCAAAAATCACATCATTAGACCAACAACTGAACCAATATGCTAACGTGAATTGGAATCAATTGTCTGATAATGACTTTGTGGAAGCGCAAAAACTTTTCTTTACATACAACCAACTACAGCAAGAACGTAGCCAACTCGTTTCACAGTTTGAAGCCAAAAAGCAACAAGTCGTTCAAAAGCAAACGCAATTGATGGCTGAGAAGATAGCAAAGGGAAAAGAAATCCTAGCAAAAGAGATACCAAATTGGAGTCCTGAGACTAACCAAGCATTGTTATCTACT